CCAAGTGACCAGCGCCGTCCTCATCGCCATCGTCGGCTTCATGTATTTCGCCGTGGCCATCGACCAAGCGTTTATCCATCACAACTTTTGGAATGGCCTCATCTGGTTCGGCTACGCCGTGGCGCAGATCGGCTTGTGGCACGTCACCGTGCAACCCTGACACTATGGAGAAGTATCGCATTATGACACCCGAGATCGAGGAAATCGACAAGACCATCACCTTGCTCAAGAGCAAGCGGCAGAAGCTCGTCGCCGAAGCCGCCAAGCGCAAGGCCGATGCCTTGTGCGCTGAGATGAGGAAACGCAAAGGCAAATGAATTTTCAAGCAGCAGTCAAAGGTATTGCGCCGGCAGGAGGCATTCGCCCCGCTAGTCACATAACCGCCAGCTTCGTAAGCGCAACAAAAGCGAAGCCTGCTGCCCATACTTTATGATCACCTTCTTCCCCGACCGCGAGCGTGTCTACGTCAAAGGCAAGGACGCCCCCTGCCGCACGCTCCTCTATTGCAAGAACGGCGGCGGCGAGAACGATTACGTCACCCTCATCCGCGAAGACAACGGCGAATGGCTCACCGTCCGCATCGACCAGATCGTCAGCGCGCCGAATCCGACTTTGGATATTGAGGAAAAACACTTATGAAGCCCTACTACCAAGACGACTTAACAACAATATATTGCGGCAACAGCTTGGAAGTTTTGCCGTCCATTGGCGAAGTTGACTGCGTTGTCACAGATCCTCCATACGGAATCGAAGGAGGGCGTGGCGGAACAAGCAAGCTGCGTGGTAAGGCCGCCTATTCTTCGGGGTTTGAAGACACCCCAGAATACATACGGGACGTTGTTACTAAGGTTTTGTTTGAAGTGGCGAAGTGGAAAACAATGGCAGTAACGACGGGGTGTAAAAACATTCATCATTATCCGCCAGCAGACTCTTTTGGTGTCTATTTTTCTCCGGTATCAAGCGGAATGCAGAGGTTTGGAATGTCGGACGCGCAGCCAATTCTTTACTACGGATGGCATCACTTGCAGGGCAAGAAGCCATATCCGTGCAGCAGACAAATGACTGAGGCGCCAGAAAAAAACGGACACCCTTGCCCCAAGCCAGAGAAGGCGTGGATGTGGTTGGTCAACAAGGTTGCAACTAAAGATATGGTTGTTTGCGACCCGTTTATGGGCAGCGGAACCACAATGCGCGTTTGCAAGGATCTTGGCATCCGCAGCATCGGCATTGAGATGAGCGAGGAATACTGCGAGATCGCCGCCAAGCGAATGGCTCAAGAAGTTTTTTCGTTTAGCTGAAGCACACAACCGGCCACACCCGCACACATGAACGTCTCCCTCAACCAGAACGAAGTCCTTGTCTCAACATACATAGGATCTCGCCGCAATGCCGAGGCATCGTTCCGCAAACGTGCCCCGCGCTTCCCCGAGAAGACGCCGGGAGAATTGTGGGGCTTCCACATTGAGGCTGCACACGCCGAATGCGCCGTGGCCAAGCTGCTCGGGCTTTATTGGGGCTTTGGCGTCAATACGTTTCACACGCCCGACATTACTGGAACGAACTACGAAGTGCGCTGGTCGCAGCGCCCGAACCTCAAGGTCCGCCCCGATGACTCGGGCATCGTGATTTCGGTCAGCGGCAAATCGCCCGACTACGTTGTCCATGGGTGGATCAATGCCGAGGACGCCAAACGCGACGAGTGGAAATGCGCGTCACCGCCTCCGTGCTATTTCGTGCCGCACGACAAGCTGCGGCCCGTCAGCGAATTGCTGAAACGCTAATGACTTTGCGCAAAGGATGAAAAGACGATCAACAACAAAGGGCCGGGGTTACTTGTTCTCCGGTCAGGGTTGCGCCAATCGTCCGGAACCCCAATGCGCGGTGGCGGCACTGGGGGGTGCTGCCACCACTATTTAGATGAGCGACAAGAAATCCACTCCCCGCTCCCGCTTCACGCCGACTGCTCATCCGGTGATGAAGCTCCCGCCCAAGGACGTTCTCTTGGCTATCGGGCCAGAGAAGGGCTGGGACCTGCTGCTCAAGCGGGAAGAACTAATCCTCAAGGAGAAGGTCGATCCTTACCGCTACGGCTACCGCCCACCGATCTGGAACAAGGCCAGTCAGCTACTGGAGGATAACCGCGAGATCCTTGTCATGGGCGGCAACAGATCCGGCAAAACGGAGTGGGCCGCGCGCGAGGTGATCCACCGCCTATACCACAAGAAACAATCCGTGGCGTGGTGTTTTCAGACCACCGCCCCTAACAGCATTGAGATGATGCAACCCCGCGTCTTCAAATATCTGCCGGCCGACTGGCGGCAGGCGCGCAAGGGCACGGTCACGAACATCACCTACTCGGTCAAGGGTGGCTTTACCGAAAACAAGTTTGTCGCACCGAATGGCAGCCAGTGCATCTTCCGCAACTACGCACAGGACATCAGCACCATCGAAGGCGGCGAGATTGACATAGCATGGTGCGACGAGTTGGTGCCGCTGGATTTCTTGGAGACACTGCGCTTCCGTCTTCTCGACAGGAACGGCGTGCTCATCGTCACGTTCACCCCCATCGAAGGCTACTCGCCAACGGTAAAAGATTACCTCACCGGTGCCCGCAACGTGGAGGAGTGCGATGCGGAGCTGCTGCCCAAGTTTGAGGACAACAAAGGCGAGAAGGTCATCGTCGGCTACGAGAAAGTGCCCATCGTCCAGACGGGGCGCAAGGGCCGGCCGATCATTTACTTCCAGACCAAGAACAATCCGTGGGCCGGCTGGGAGCGCATGCAGCAGGAGCTACGCAACGAGACGCGCGAGAAGATCCTCTGCCGAGCGTATGGCGTCCCGACCCGCTCGATCAACAACCGCTTCCCGCTGTTCAACGACAAGGTTCACGTCATCAAGCATGAGTGGATTCCCAAGGAGGGCACCCGCTACCAATTCATAGACCCCTGCTCCGCGCGCAACTGGGCCATGATCTGGGCGCTGTTCGATAGCGCCAACCGCTGCTTTATCTACCGGGAGTGGCCCTGCTCGAACGAGTATGTCGAAGGCGTCGGCTACCCCGGCATGTGGGCCGAACCGGATGGCAAGAAGGCGGACGGGCGCCAAGGCCCCGCGCAGAAAGACTTTGGTTTCGGGCTGGAGCGATACATCGAAGAAATCCGCAACGTCGAAAACGGCGAGCGCATCTTTGAAAGGTGGATGGATTCGCGTTACGGCAACGCCCAGACGCTGGCCAAGGAGCGCCCCACCACGCTGATCGAAGAGATGAGCGACCTCGGCATGGACTTCTCAGCCGCCCCCGGCGACACGATTGATGAAGGTGTCGGGCTTATCAATGACTGGCTGCACTACAACACGCAGAAGCCGCTTGATGCGCTGAACCAGCCCAAGCTCTACATTAGCGAGAACTGCCAGAACCTAATCTGGTGCATGAAGGAATGGACAGGCGCTGACGGCAACAAGGGCAGCAGCAAGGATTTCCCTGACCTCGTCCGCATGCTTGTGCTTTCCGGCTGCAACAACGTCGAAGGCGACATCCTGCGCCCGCGCGGAGGAGGAAGTTACTAATGGCTCCGAGCGGCATAGTTCCCCCACCCCCGCGCACCCGCCCATGGCGAGGCCGCAGCAAAGAGCCGCCGCGTTGTGGCGTGTGTAGCAAGCAGCTTCGTATCGAGGACATCCACGGAGTTGACGAACAACTCGGCCCCATCTGCCGAGAGTGCGGCCCGCACGTCATCGTGGCGAACAGGGCCATGTATCCTTTCTGGATATAACCATTCGCCATTCAAGAACCCCGAACACAAACAGCTTAAAAATTATGCTATTCACGCAAAAAACCAAAACCATCCCCATCGACCGCTATCCTGTTTCTGAAGACGAAGAGTTCGACTTCAAAGGTGCCCTCGCCTTCACCCGCGACCAAGCCCCGCCCTGCTGGCGGGCCGTCATGGTCGCCCTGCAAGACCGCATCGCGGACGGCGTGGCCTTGGCCAGCAACATGGCCACCGCCAAAGACCCCGGCCTCCTCGCCCACGCCAATGGCCAGCTCAATGCGCTGGTGGAATTGTGGGACTACTTGGAAGCCACCAGAGCCGAAGCGGCGAAGGTCCGGTAGGGGCGGCTGGCCCTAGCCGACCGCTGCATACTTTTTGCGCAATAGTTTTTGCGACCAAAGGGCAAGTGGGAATAACAACTCAGCAAAAAGTATGCGCCGGTCAACTCTTCGACAGTTTGGAATAGTTGCCGCAGATCGACCCTGACTCCATCTGCCGCCGCCAGTGTAAACATCCGGCGACATTAAGCGGCTTAGTGTAAAGCCATGTTCCCGCTCGCACCCCTTCGGGTATAATCCGGCCGCTTTCCCGGTATTTATACCCGCTCGGGAACCCTGTTATAGAAACAGCCCCTTCTTTGTAACGCGCCGCGAAAGAAAAGCAGGGTTGCCGTGCGCCGACCTATCGTTATCCGACAGATTGTTGCAAAACGTATAACTCGGCGCGCAAGTGCATACACTTCGCAACAAGTAGTGCCCTTCCTATCCACGCCACACCTGCCAAATGTCTCCCGGCGACACAATCGAAGTATCGCATAACGAGACTTTCCCGTATTGACACCGCACACATTGTGTGCTATGTGTGAGGATAGAGAGGCGTATCGCGCTTCACTCCGGTTCTAACGTCCCGGTTCCCCCCAGACGTTTGGCGCACCTCTTAGGGGTTTTATCCTATGGC